AACAAAAAAAGTTACAATTATTTATAACGTGCTATAAAACAACAAGTTAAGTAATTAAAATAAATGTGTTAATCTGGCTACTTGTCCGTTTTCTTTGTGGTGTATAAACCCCTCAACTGCCTTTGGTGCGTGTTGATAGCCCTTTTTATGATGCCAAGAATCCGTTCCACTTGGGGAACGTAAGCTTTCAACGGTTACTCCGATGTAGTCTTTACTTGTTTTGTGATGAACGTGATGCGTGTAAACGTATCTGTGTTTGCTTTCCGCCCATTCCATAGGAAATTCTGTTGCCATAAGCAACGGCAAGTCTTGGTGTTTAGCACCATCTCCGTGTGTAGTTCCTATTAAGTTCTTTCCGTATTTATAACCTTTACGATGTGCTATTGAACAATCGAAGCTTATATTCTCGCAGTTTCTAAAATACGTTTTTATAACGTCTGCTAAAAAGAATCCTGTCTGATAGTCGTGGTTACTTGGATTGAATGTAAAGTGAACGTCTGCTACTGCGATCAACTGCATAAGAATATCTACATACAGTTGCTTAGCTATTAAGAAATTACTATACCACATTCCATCCGTATCTTGTGGTGTGCCACCTGTTGTGTTTCTTGTTGGTGTGTCTATGTGAAGAATATCGTTGCCACCGATAAACAAAATCTTTTCTATTGGAAAACCTTTGGCTTTGTTTAAGATGCCTTGTACTCCGTCTTTTACTCGTTTAACGGCTATTTGATTATTATAGTCTTCGCCTGTTTCAAAGCTATCCGCAAGTTTGCCTATATGAATGTCTGCTGGGTCAATAACAAGTAAATACTCTTTGTTCTTTTCTTGTCGCACCAACTTTGGAAACTTCGGTGCAAACTCTTTTAAGTCTTCTACAAGTTTCTTGCTTAATTCTTCAAGCTTGTTTTGTGCTTCGTCTTTATGTAATGGATTCTTAAAAAATAAACTTGCTTGTTTAGTTTTAAGCCATCCGTGCTTAACACTTTCTACACCTACTCCAGCTTGTTGTGCGGCTTCTTTTAAACCCCTGTATTTAAATAGTATTTCTGCTTCGTCTGGCGTAAGTCTATACCTCTTATTTGTCATAAGTATTTGTTTACCAGCTTCGTACCGAACCAACCTACAAGAAAAACACAAGCAATAAATATTAACATTCCCCAATAGTTCGGCTTCTTATTTATTTTGGCATCTGCTTTTGCTCTTTGCACTTCTACTCTTGTAATCATTTTTATAGTGTCACGTTTTAGCTTGTATTCTATTCGTGTTTCTAAACGTGTTTGTGGCACATAAACATTCTTATACATCACTACGGTATCTTTTGAACTAAAGAACTTTTCGTATACAATTGTATCGTGTTTTATTACAGGTATAGAATCTATTGTGCTAATTCTTATCGTGTCACTTGTTTTAAGCACTTCTAAGCCCTTTTTAACTGCCTTGTTATAGTGATACTTAGCAGAGCAAGAAAAAAGCCCTACAATCAAAAATAAACTAAATAATCGCATATTCTGTTTTTACATCGAAACACGGACAAGCCTTATTTGCAAATTCGTTGTGACCGTGTATAGTCATATCCTTGTTGTGTTTATACATTAGTTCCTGTATTAATTCAATCAAGCTATCTTTTTGTTGTTTAGTTCTTGTGTCTTTTGGGTGCTTCATATCTTTGGTCATACCACCCACATAACAAACACCAATCGAATCACTATTTTGATAAGCACAATGTGCGCCTCTTTTTTCTACAGGTCTTCCGTGTTCTATAAAGCCATCTAAATGTATTAAGTAGTGATAGCCAATATCGTTAAACCCTCGTGCTAAATGCCACCTTCTAACGTCTTCTACATCGTGATGCCTTCCTTCTGGTGTAGCAGTACAATGAACAATGATCTTATTTATTTTTCTCATTAATGTTTTTAAAGTCGCTTGTTACTTCTTTTGCTCGTGCAAATAAGTTTTTAAGTGAAGCCCACAAGTCGATTCCTTTCACGGCTTTGTAGTTTTCGTTTATAGAAATTACTTCTATAGAAACAAGAACCAAAGCAAGTATTTTAGTAGTAAGCAACTCAACACTAAAGAAAGTCATTACTATGTCATTCAATAAGTAATAGTCCATTAAGTAAAATAGCATCACGGTAGCTTCGTATAAAAGCACTTTAGAAATGATTGCCGAAAGTCTTCGGCTGGTTACAGGTGTTTTCGTTTTTTTGGCTTTCCAAATTCCTGTAATCGTATCGAACACAATACAAAAAAAGATTAAAATTAATATGCCATAAATAGGCAAAAAGAAGCTGCTGACAATAGCTAATAGTTCCATTGAATATAGTTTAGTTTTAGTAATCAGCAAAAGTAACTGTTCTTTCATTGTTCAAGTTGTTCTACAAGCATATAAGTTAAGTAAATTACAAAGAAAATACCAAATGATTGTATGTGTAATTGTGTACTAAACAACATTGTTATAGCAGCAAAGTAGCCACTAATAAAATATAATACTGCAAGTACGTTTGTATGTTTCATTATTCTATTTCTATCGGTTCACTCCAAGCTTCAGTAGACATCAAAGTAAGTGCCGCTGAATGACTTAAAGTTTCTATTGGTGTAATAGTGCCATCAGTTATGAACGAAGGTACTGAATTGTATTTAATTACGATTCGTCTACTGATTTTCTAATCGTGTTTTCGTTGGTTTCGCCTACTTGTGAAAAGTCAATATTTGATAAATCTGCGATGTTAATTATTGCGTATGTTTCTGCTACTTTTTTCATTTTATATATTATTAAGTTGGTACATCAGTTGAGAATGTACTAAAGTTTGTCATTGTTCCGTTATTACCTAATGAACCTTTGTCAGTTAAGGTTGGCGAAGTATCACCGTCACCGCATCTCCACCAAGTAAGCGGAGAAAGACTGCTTATGTCATTAGGCACACCACTATTGTAGATAGTAGATACGTTCGCAGATTGGTCACTATCAAAAAACGCTACCTCATCAATATTGCCTTGAAATTCATATGTGCTTGATTTACCTATCTGCGCAGTATTATTAGTAAAATTTAAAACAAAATAACCTATGCTAACGGTTGTGTTTATGACCTCTGTACCGTCTAAATACAACTTTAAGGTAAAAGTAGCGTCCCCGTTGTTTTTAACAGAGTATAAAGCGTGATGCCAATCTGTGTCAAATGTTGTTGTGTATTGCGCCCTATTTCCAAACCTTAATCCGCATACGAGGTTGTTATTTATAAAAAGCAAACTTGCGCCATTACCGTATGCGCCTGTATTACCTATATTAAATAAGTTTTCTATTCTTGAAGATGTTCTTTTATACCATAAGCTTACTGTTTGATCTCCAGAGTAAGTAGCGCCAAGATTATCTCCTAACGTTGTGCCACAATCTACAAAGTCGTCCACGCCGTCAAGTTCTATACTCTTAGTATTTGTAAAACTTGGTGCTGCTGCCGTTCCAGTTAAGTTAGTTTCTGGGCTATAGCTTAGTCCGTGTATTTTTCCCCAATTTATTGTGTTACTCATATCGTTCGTTTTTATGTAGGTACGTCAGTTGAAAAGGTTGAGAAATTAGTCATAGTGCCATCGTTGCTTCCTTTGTTGTCTGTTAGTGTAGGTGCGGTGTCAGAATCTCCGCATCTCCACCAAGAAACTAAACTTGAGTAACTTGATAGCGAAGCTGGTACACCCGAATTGTAGATATCGGTAACATCACTTGCACTCAAATTGGTGTTGAATAAAGCAACCTCATCAAGACTTGCATTAAGGGGTCGCTGTAAATCTGTTCTTATGCCTATTTTTTGTATTGTTGAAGTAGTACCTGTGGCAGCGTTTAATGTGTTAACACTTATAGTTTGTAATACTGCGTCTATATAATAATTTACCGCAATGCCATTTCTACTTAAACAATGGTGATGCCAATTTCCATCACTAAAAAGAGATGAGTTTAATTGCGCAAAACCTGCGTTATTATTACCAAGTTTAAAGTAAAGATTATTCGATGAATCTAACCATATAGCATATTTTGGGGATGCGTTTACATCACCCAACACAACACCATTGTCTAACGTGCTTCTTTTCATCCAAAAAGAAATACTATTAGTGCTACCTATATCAATCGTAGCCGTGTCTACATAATCATCCACTCCGTCAAGTTCTATTGACTTCAAGTTAGAAAAAGACGAACCTTCTTTAGCACCTTGTCCGTATCCTATTGTGTTATTAACTGCTGCTTGTCCGTATCCTATTGTATTTGCCATTTTATTAAGTTGTTATTGAACCAAATAAATACCATTCATCTGTTGCTACTTTTAATAATGTAGCCGTAGCATATTGTGCCGATAGTTTACTTGCACCGCCAGCTGCTCTTAAAGTAACACCGCTACCCGCAACTATTTGTGATTGTCCACTATTGCTTTGTGTAATTTCTATTCGTGTTCCTGTAGCAAAAGCAACCGAACTATTTGGC